AACAGAACAATCTACATGCCCGAGATACTGGCCTTTCCCAATAGTCAGTGGAAAGACCGGGTTGACGCAATGTCACAGGCTATAATTTATTACACCAAATGCAGGTCCGCCGGTGCGGCCTGGGTATAAGAAAAGGAAGCAACCACAATGGATGATGGCTACAATTCCCCACAGACAATTAACCCCTCCGGCATCAATGCGGATAATGGCTCCTATCAAATCAATGACCCCGTTGCGGCATCGACGGGGGCGGGCGTCCAGCCGGGACAGCAAAGCCTTTCCGGGAGCGAAAAAAATACCGCTCCCGGACCCGCCGTTTTCAAGTGGAATAAATATGATTTCTGCTGGAATGCCTATTGGGGGACGGGCGGATTCTACGATGGTACGGTTTTGCGTAAGATGCTGGTCGAGCTCGATGACCAATACCTGCTGCGCCGGGCCCTGACGTTCTACCGCAACATGTTTCGGCAGATTGTCGATGCCACGTATAAGCCCGTGTTCAGCGAGGGCAATACCCGCACGGTAGATGTAAATGGGGTACAGGGCGACAATGTCGCTCCCATTTTTCAGGCATTCCTGAAAGATGCGGATTGCAAACGCAATCCTCTTTCACAGTTCACCAAGCGCGCCGTCAAAAATGCCCGAATATGCGGCGTGTGTTTCGTTGTGGTGGATAACTACAGCGACGTTCCGGAACTTCAGAAAGATCAGATCGAAAGACGCCGGTTCCCCTATGTCTATATCCGGCTTCCTCAGCAGGTGGAGGAAAAGTTCTTGATCATGGACGAAGTGGGGCGGCTGGTTCAAATCGCATTTAAGGAAAATCCCGTGGAGGTCGAGAATGCCGCAACTCATGCGGTGGAATTGGAAAGACGTTGGAAAAAGTGGACTCCTGAGTTTTCCGTTGTTATGCGCTATGACAATAAAACAGGAAAATACGAAGACATTCCCGGAACCCAAGTCAATTACAACCTCGGCGAGATTCCGATTATCCCGGTAATGTCAAGCGAAGCTGAAGACAATACGGTTTTACCGCACCCCACATTCTACGATATTGCCCGTTGCAATTGGTCTATATTCAACTGGGACTCATGGAACGCAATCACGGCGGCGGGTGCGCTTTACCCTACACTGGTAATGCCTCGACCGACTGGGACAGAACAGAGCAATTTGCAGGCAATGGGCCGTCAACAGGGGTTATTGGCTCCCCCTGCAGAAAACGGAACTACACCCGCACAAATTCGTTGGCTTGATTATCCCACAGGTACCTATATGGCTCTGAAGGGGAGTATACAGGACCTTGTCGACGAAATGTTCCGGCAGGCCGGGCAACAGGGGGTGGCTGCACAGACAACCGCTAAAGACAAGCAGAGCGGCATATCCAAGAGCTATAGTTTTCAAGCGCAATCGTTCGTCCTCAAAGAGTCGTCGAAAATGGCGAAAGACTGTGAAGAGGAAATACATCGGGTCTTTTGTCTTTATGTAAACGAACCATCTGAGTTTGAAGTTCATTACGAAGAGGACTTTGAGCCGGAAGAAAATCCGAGCGATGACGTCGCGCTTTACGGCGACTTCATTGCATTGCCTTACGGACCCAAGGCCAAGGGGTTAGCGAAGAAGATGCTTGCCCACTCCGTTTTTGATGACGTGGACCCTGAAGACCTTGCGGCGGTGATTGCTGAAATTGACGAAGAGATAACGAACGACGAAAAGGACGCGCGGGATATACCCGCGGAAACGCCTGCAGATAAAGCGGCGCGGGAGGCGCAAGAGGCTGAAGCGACAGCAGCTCCTCCCGACCCCGCACCAACCGCGACTGCGACCCCGGCTAAAAAGGTGAGCAAGGCGGCGAAGCGCGGGTATTCGATCCGGAAAAGGGCAGTCGCACAATAATTGCACTTGAAAGGGGCGGAATGTATAATCATTACGGTTCCTGCAAAACCCATTCACGATAATTGCGCAAAGTACCGCCCGGCGCGGCTCAGTTCTATCGATTTCCTTGCAGGGACCCGATAGCAGCTTTGCGTTTTTTTACGGAGGTAGGGTATGAAAGCAGTACGGGTTGTGGTTATGACGGTCGCGGTTAGTCTCCTGTTTTCGGCATGTACCAAAACCGTATATGTAACGGCACCGGTTGCGGCAGACACTACGAAGGCATTCGTTGTTGTCGCCGACAACTGGGGCGATAGCGCCTGTGACATTTACGTCAATGGCGACCTCACTACTGCCATGTTTGTGCATGAGGAGAACGTGATCTTTACCGCCCCCTCCGGGGCCTTGCTTCAGGCCCGGCAGATGTGTAATGGCACGCTCCAGGTTCAAACCGATACGGCACTGGTTGCCGATACCAGCAGCCAAGCCTATTTTTATGCGAGCGGTGACACGCTGTTCTGGACTATTTACTAAGGGGAACCTGTGAAAGACACGAAGGACGTAGTAGCAATTGTCATCGACACCAGCGGCAACAGTGTCGCCCTCGCCGAACGCCTGGCCAAAGAGTATAAGCACGTCTACTATTCGAATCCGTCATGGGTCGCCGCTTACCCGAACCCGAACCTAACCCATATCGGCGAGGGCTTGGAAGGCGTGGAGGTCGTCGACAGTCCCTATGACGTTTACGATGAGATAGACTTCTGGATATTCCCGGACGTGTACTACGGCTCATGGGGACAGTGGTTGAAAGAGCAAGGTGAAATAGTCTGGGGGGGTTGCGCCGCTGAAGAGCTGGAGCTATACCGGGAAATCCTGAGAAAAGAAATGCCGGGGATGGGCTTGCCGGTAGCAAAGTGGGAGCTTATCCACGGCATGACCGCACTCCGGGCCTTCCTGCAAAAGAACCCCAATGTATGGGTAAAAGTCAACAAGTGGCGGGGCCTGATTGAAACGTTCTACGCCAAAAATTACGACCTCATAAAGCCTGAGCTTGACGACATTGAATTTAACCGCGGCATCCTGGCTGAAACTCTTGATTTTATCTGCGAAGCTCCCATTGTGACAGACCTCGAAATGGGTTACGATGGCTACAATATCGACGGACAATGCCCGGCTGAATGGCTTTCCGGCATAGAGGTAAAAGATAAAGTCTACGTCGGTCAATGGCGGAAATACGCGGACCTTCCGACTGTACTTACCGATTTCAATACGAAGTTTGCAAAGGAGTTCGAGAAGTATCAATACCGGGGATTTCTCTCCCTCGAAAACCGGATTGTCGGCAAGAAGTCGTACATGACCGACATCACCTGTCGTTGGCCCTGCCCTCCGGGCTTTACTTACTTGGTAATGGTAAGCAACCTCGGTGAAGTCATGTGGGCCGGGGCGAATGGAGAAATGGTGATGGGCAAGCCCGTTGCGCCATATGCCGCTGAACTCATCATGGAATCTAATTGGGCAACTAATCACATTTGCAACATCTTTTTCCCGCCCGTGATTGCGCCATTCGTAAAGTTGAAAAAGAACTGTATTGAGGACGGAATAAATCAGATCATTCCGCTCCCGAACGGGTCGAACGACATCGGCTCCATTGTTGGGCTGGGGAAGACCCTTGCTGAGGCGATAGCAAACGTCAAGGCGTATGCCGAACAGGTGGAGGGGACTGAAATCAGCGTCCGGCGGGACTGCCTGGACGGGGCTGAGGAATTACTCACGGAATTTCAGGCGCGGACCTGAGTCACGTTATCAACAGTAAAGGAGACAGCGGTATGAATACGGCATTGTGGATTTTCGCAGGGATCGGGGCGGTCATCGTGCTTTATGAGGCGGTCATCGTGCTTTATGAGGCGGGGAAGTATGCGGTCAAGGGCGCAATTTCCGCATATCGGGCCGGAGCGGCTGAGGCAAAAAAGGTGATCGATATTGTCAAAGCCGACGCGGAAAAGTCCGTGTCCGGGATCAAGGATGAATATCTTCGGTTGCGCGGCAAGGAGGTTGAAATCGCCCATGAATGGAATGACCGTGCAAAGGCGGTTGAAGACCGTGTCCTCCGCATCGAAACTCTTCTCAAGGACGAACTGACAGCGAAGGAAGCAGCACTGAAGCAGACAGCTGACAAGGTAGCGGAAGCGGTTGCCGCGGATGTGGGGAAAGTGCTGTAAATGGAAAAGCTCATCGTCAAGTGCCCTTTGCGGCTTACCGAATCGCAGAGGGCCTGGATTGATGAGGAGGTCGAGCGCCGGAAGCATGGCAACTATGCCACCAACCGCTGCAATCGGGGAGCGGTAATCCGGGAATTAATCGAAGCCACACGAAAGAGAGCACAATGAAAGTTCTCCTCTCCTCACACCTTGACCGTGTCATTCAGGATTACGACCTTGGCTTCCGGAACGGTGTTCACACGGGGCTACTGGATAATTTTATTGGTGTCCTGACCACCTATCTCGCCCTTTACGACGACCGCAACCTGATGGATATGGAGCGATCCGGGCGAGTGGTGGTCTGGCACAACAAGGGTGAGGAGTGGGGGACTCTCACCGACCCGCCGCCGATGGAAAATGGCGATGTCGCAATTGTGATTGATGTTGCCTGCCGGAAGGGGGTTGACTTCTACCTCTCTGGCATACAGGGCATTCAGCCGGCAAAGCTCAAGGACGTTATTGACGGCCTGAAATGGGAGGGGTTCAATTTCGGGTGGAAGAGATTCGATGCTAACCCGGACGATGAAGACGAATCCTGGGCATGGAAGAAGAAGGGTATTGCTACCATAAGTTTTGAGATTCCGATCTATGCACCCGGCGATGGCTGGCACAGAGTCCAGCAGGACAGCGCGGTTGCGGCAGTCCGTGTGAAGGCAGCAGCGCAGGGATTGAAGCGGCTTCTCGTTTACCTTTTGACATGAGCGAAGAAATGAATTGCTATCAAGCGACTTATCGATGTACTTGCACTGACCGCACGTGTACGGTGAGCATTTCGGCAGAGAAAAAGCCGGTCCCGAACACCCCGCCGCCCGCGTGTTTGTACGGCAAAAACGTTGGGCATATACTTTCCTCGCCGCCGTGGGAACTCAAGGGGCAAAGGCTCAAAGGTGAAGAAGCGCAAATCTAAATCAGAGCTGTTCGAGCACAAAAAGGCGCTCACGAAAAGCATTGAGGCGGATTTCGTCCGGGAGATGCGCAAGGTCCTGACACCTATGAAAGCGGCAATCCGTAAAGAGCTTGATTCCGGTAAGTCCGCGCATGATGCCGTATCTCACGTTTTCCGGGAGCATGATATACGCGGGCACCTGAAGCGGCTTATCCCGGATGCCATGATTAAGGCGGCACGGCATGGCGGATGACACGTTCGACTTCAACGATGTGGGCCCGAGTGCTGGAATATCCGTCGCTGATGAGTTATCAATAACGCCTTCGTATTTCCTCAATCAGTATTTTCCCGATTCCCCGCTCAATCTCTCGCAGCGAATAACAGCGCTGCGATGGCAGGACCGCATAGGCGAAGACATCCGGGCCAACATGGAGGGCGGTACCAACCTCGTAGACCTTACTAAGGGCCTATCAGCGCTCACCACTGAGGAGGGGTTACCGCAGTACATGCAGGAGATTGAACGCCAGGCGCGGCGGATCATGGGTGGTGACAACAGTGATTACGCGGCGTTTCAACGGCTATGCCGGTCCACACGGGCCGACGTGACGGAAATGATACAGAGCAACGCCCCGTCGAAGTTGGGGAAAGCATACGCGAAACTGATTGATGCCGCGTCCAGTCTGAAAGAAAAGGCTCTTGATGCCGCAATTGATAGCGCCATTGACAAAAAAGCTCTGTCGAATGCTTTTTCGCTTGCGACCAGTGAAATCGATAAGGCCTTGAATCTGGGTGAGTACACGCGGGCGCGGAATGATCCCGATTGCGATGCGATGGAAGTTGCACTTTCAAGCGCTGGGAACAATTGCGAGGACTGCGAGGAGCTGGCAGAGACCGATAACGGCGCTGGACCAGGTATCTGGCCGATGGGTCAAGTTCCTTTCCTCCCGAATCACCCAAGATGCCGCTGCATTTTGCTTCCCGTCTATCGCCTTGCCGAAGGCACTGACCCGGACTTCACCGCAACGGAAGACTACGACGGTGACTTCATGCAAGAGCTGCCGGACGATTAACGGAGCCATATGCCCTCAAGAGACGAAGTAAACAGGCAAAATCAAGCGATGATGTTCCGATGCTACCAACGCAAGGGCAAAAAAGGGATGACCATAAGCCAGATTCAAAGGGAATTATTGTTGAAAATTCGTGAAGCACGTGAAACCGGAAAGCCCCTTTTCGATAACACAAAGCCAGCCATAAAAGACCCCGATTAGCAGTTATTGCGTCCCCGAATAACCATTAATTATATTCCGTTCATCGAAGATTTTGACCGAAATCGGCAATAACCGCCGACTTTCCACGTGAAACCCATCAGGAGGAAAAGTATGAGCACTACCGCAGTAACAGCCACGCATTTCAGCTTTCCGGGTTCAACCGCATTCCCGACACTTGCCGCCGCCGAAACCGCCGTCAAAGCGCAGATCAAGGCTGGCCAGTCCATCGAAATCAGCGAAGTCACTACGACCACTACCGTAGTCCATACCATTTCCTCAACCATTTCCGAGCAGTAACCGGCTTCCCCGTTACCGGGGAACAGAAAGGACTTGACAATGTTTACCGCAAAACATGCAGCGCAGGGCAAAAAAAGCGACAAGGCCGTTGCAAAGGCCACGGCGAAGCACACGAAGAAGGTTGGTGGCAAGAAAACCGATACGTCACCGGGACACACTGCCTAAAGCGGAACATGGCAAGCCGAGTGCGGCAGTATCCGCATGGGCAGCAAGAGCAATTGCGGTACGGGCTTTACCAACACGGAGACAGGGCAATGTCATTGACAGCGGATCAGAAAAAGGGATTACCGGCGGACATTATTGCGGAGATTGAAGAGGACGAAAAGGCAATTGCCCGGTTAAATTCTGAAAATGCAGACCGGAGGGCAAAGTACAACCAGGCTGAAAAAGAGAAAAAGGCCGTCGAAACCATGCTTACCAGTCTTCGGGAGAGTATGGAAAAGGTCGGTTTACGAACCGACTCCGACATCGAGGAGCAGTTTCCGGTCCTGATCGAAAAAATCACGAAGGACAAGGGGTATAAGCCGTCTTCCGAAGTCGATGCCTTGACTAAACAGGTTGCCGCGCTTACGAAAAAGTATGAAGCGGCTGAGGCTGCGGCGGTAGCGGAAAAACGGGAAGCCATGCTGGAAAGGGTCGGCGGAACATTCGACCCCTTGCTTCAGGAAAATTTTGGTGTTGCCGCGCCCCTTGTTAAGGACCTGCTGCGGACAAAGGGACGGTTCGCCATGAAGGACGGCGTTGCAGGGATTCAGAACGGTGACGAATTTCTTCCCCTGAATGCCGAAAAGGGAAGTGTTTCCGCAATCGACCAGCTGAAAAAGGAATACGGTAACCTGGTGGTAACGAAGCAGAGACCAGGGACCGGCGGCGGTGGCGCGAATAACACCAGCGGCAAGAATGATAAGTTAATGTCAAGAGCAGACTTCGACGCTCTTGCGCCGTTGGCAAGGATGGATTTCATGAAAAACGGCGGGCAGCTATCGGAGAACGTCGAGTAACGATTACCACTACCACGAAGCAAAGGGGCAGTTCCGCAGTACGGGCAAGGCTTTTCGGGCAAGGCGGTTAATTCCGCAAGGGCAGTACGGATTGAAGTCAATCAACCAATTCTACTTCTCTTACTCTTACCGAAAGGTCTTGCAATATGTCCAAGCTCAGGATTATATCCAGTGCATTCACCGCTTTCCTCATCAGCGTCTTCGCGGGTGCGGTCGCCGCAACAGATTCCGACTATTCCAAGCGCAAGGGCGCGGTCATGATTCGCCTTACTCAGGGCGACGGATTCATCCTTTCCCTGTCGAAAATCACCAGCGGTGCCGTAAAATACGTCAAGGGCTATGCCTCTTCCGTTTTCTCCGCCCCGGCCTCCCTGTTTGTTGGTGCGAAGCCGGTTCTCGGTGCGGCCCTATTCGTTTTCCTGGCGATAATTGCTACACATCCGACCACGGCTAATGCCGGTATCGGCGGCGGTCTCGGCTTTGCCATTTTCGGAATTACCGCTAATGATTTTACCGCCTTCATGCCGACGTTTTACAAGGGCCTCAATACCGTTGCTCAGGAACAGACCGACTCTATCGACGCCGTAAATCAAAACGTTAGCCTTGAGCAGGCTGCGATGGGTCAAACAATCAATTACCCGATTGCCCCGGTTGCCGCTGCTGTTGATACTCCCCAGACCGTACCCGCACCAACCTACACGACAGCGGGAACGGGATCACTGGTCTTGTCAAAGAGTAAATCGGTTTTCTTCTCCTACAACGGTGAAGACATCCATCAGCTGCAGCTTGGCGGAGTCTATGCAGATTTCTACGGCGACCAACTTAAGCAAGCCGTGCGCACTCTTCGCAAGCTCATTGCCGCAGATATTATTACCGCTGCTGTTGCTGGTGCTTCCCGAAGTTTCGGTACTCCGGGTACCACCCCCTTTGGTACAGCAGGCGTGCTTACCGGTTTTGCCGGGCCGAATAAAATCCTGAATGATAATGGTGCGCCCGGCAGTGATCGTCACCTTATTCTCGGGACGAATTCGGTTTACAATATTCAGGGTATTCAGTCTACGCTGTACAAAGCCAACGAGGCCGGAACCGACAGGCTGCTCCGTACCGGAACAATCGGCAGTGTCGAGGGCTTTGCTGTGGGTATGGATACCAGTATTCAAACGATATCCACATTCGGAAATAGCGCAGGGACGACCGCTGCCGCCTATGCGGTTGGCGCAACGGCAATCACCCTGGCAGTTGGCTTTACGGGAGCACCGATAGCGGGCGATAACTTCCATTTCACCGGGGATACGGCCAACACCTATACCGTTGCGTCATATGCCGCAGGCGTAATCACAATCAACGCTCCCGGCCTCATGGTGCCGGTTCTTGGTACCGTGGCGTTGGTCTGGAATACTACTGCCGGACAGCCGAACCCGTTCTTTACACGTGATGCTATCACGTTGGTTGCCCGTATGCCCATGATCGGCAGCGGTGGCAGCCCGATTGGTCAGCTTATGGATGTTGCGACCATTCCCGATCCGCGTTGCGGCCTGATTTATCAGCTGCTCATGTGGCAGAGCGGCCGCACCATTCAAATTGAAGTTGCGGAAGCCTGGGGAGTGGGCATAACCAACCCGCAGAACCTCGGTATTCTCTGGGGCTAAGATTCCCCCCGCCTTAGCCGTATGGGGCTGGTTTTCCATCAGCCGGCCCCTATTTGTAAACCAGGGAAAGGAGTGGTATTGTGCCTACACCGAGCTACACCAGTTATCCGTGGATGATCTCTTTTGACGACCTTGAGGATGAGCTTATCCTCAAAAAGGGCCTGACGTACCTCACTACGCACCCTTCCCCGGATAACAACTATTTCAACTTGACCGCAGCCAAGTTTATATCCTTTGTGAACGCGAAGAACATAGACGTTTCGGTTTTAAACGGGCTCACCGTGGACCAAACACAACCGAACCACATCCATTATCTTTGCAGAGAGTGGCTTATAAAGTGTCTGCAGATGTTGGTATGCGGAAACAATATCGGCTTCAATAATGTCGGTGACGGTATTCAAAACGATGTTTACTATTTCAATCATAAAAGGTATTCAAGCGAACTTACGAATGTTCAAACTCAGATTACCTATGAAATAATTGTTACCGGGGTCCTGCAAATGAACCAGACGCGAGCAGGAAATTCATTCAGAATAATGTTTTAGGGGGGCATGCTATGATGGAAGTAAACGTTGATCTGAAGCCGTTTCTTGGCGGAATGCGTGAGATTCCAGATGCCTTGCTGCGGGAGCTGCGGAAGGAAATCAGGTATCAGACGGTGGAAGTTCAAAAAGTAGTTATAAAAAGGGATGGAAGCGGACACAGGCACATTACCCGAACGGGAATGTTAAATAATTCCGTCCAAACAGAGTTTGCGGATGATGGGTTGTCGGGGAAAGTCGGGTTTAATCCAAATATCGCCATAGTCAAATCAAACGGCAAAACAAAAAAGATCAATTATGGAATATATGTTCATGAGGGGCACGGTACATGGAAACCGGACCGATTTCTACCCGCAGCACTTGAAAAGCGTGAACCCCTGATCCGGGCGGGGATGGAGAAAGCGGTTAAACGAGGGCTGAAGAAGGCGGGAGCATAAAATGGACATTCCCCGTGTACCAGCGGAAATAGCACAGATTAACGATACCGAAGCAAATTTAAGGGCCAATCTTAAAAATTCTCAAATCGGCATTGCCAACGATACGCTTAAAATTTTGGGACGCACAAACCCCGATGGAAATCTTGAGGGGCAGACGGGAGAGATAACGGGTGGTGCCGGAGGCGCTGATCTCGGAGGCGCTGATCTCGGTGATCCCTCGAATGTAGCCGGGATCTTGAAATCTGCCGCGGGGGTTATTGCCCAGGCAATTGCCGATACCGATTACGCTACACCTACTGGCGTGGCGTCATCGATTGCGACGGAAACCAGCCGGGCCGAAGGCGCCGAATCCACCATTGCGGGCAACCTCTCGACCCATGCTGATCTTACCACAACCGCGCATGGGGGAATCGTAGCCTCATCCGCAATAGGGGCCGACTCCGGGGTATGCGGGCTTGACATAAACGGCAAGGTTTCGACGACGAACCTCCCTACCGCGATACTTGGGGCTCTCGAATATCAGGGCACATGGGATTGCAGTACGGCAGCGTATCCAACCGGAGCCACAACCGGCCAATATTGGATATGCTCAGTCGCGGGAACCATCAGCGGGACCGCCTATGCCGTACATGATTGGATGGTGTACAATGGCACGGCGTGGAATATCGTAAATAACCAGACCCCGGTTTTATCGGTAGCGGGGAAAACTGGAACGGTGACGCTTGTGGTAGGTGATATAAGCGGGGCCATGGCGAGCAGTGGATTTACGGCAGCGGCAATAGAGGCGCTGCTTGGTATTGCATCGGGCAATGTCTTGGCACTTGCCAATCTCAGCGGAACGAATACCGGAGACCAGGTATTGCCGACAGTCGCCTCACTGTTTGGGGCCTCGAATCCGATAAATCAAGTGGTAGCATCCCCGGCCTCGGGATCGGCGGGGCCGGTTGCGGCACGCACCCTGGTTGCTGCGGATATTCCGGCACTGCCTTACGCTACACAATCGAAGTCGTTCGTGTTAACGAATCCGACCTCTTCAACCAATGGTCCTATATGGAGGGCTCCATACGCAATAACAATAATTGCTGTACATGCTCTTTGTGTTGATGGTACGAATATTGTTGGACAGCTTTGGGAGTACAACGGAAATGGAACCTCGAGTAGCACTTGTGGTACAGATTTAACTGCAACACAATCTGGGGGAAATGTGGATAGTACAACATTCACCAATCCAGGTATTGCTTTAGGAAATTATCTCGGGTGGAAGACGACCTCAGTATCTGGACCTGTAACAAAAGTTATAGTTACTTATGAGTATACAATAGATTAAGGAGAATTAAATGGGGTCCTTAGAAATTGATAAAATGAATTATTCAACGGATGCTCTTGCTGCTGCTGCCTATTTAAGTACAGGTGATGGATCTACACCAGATTCATACACAAAACTGCTTTCACACTTCGATGGCTCTAATGGAGCCACTGCTTATAGTGACATAATAAAAGGCGCTTGGACATTTGCTAGTGGGGCAAAGCTTAGTACAGCAGCTCAGAAATTTGGTACAGCTAGTTTACTTCTTAATGGATCTTCAGACTATTTACAATTGGCTAATGCTGCTGATTTTCAATTTGGTACTGGAGATTTTACGGTCGATGCATGGGTTAACCTTACTAGTACTTCGGGCGCAAACAGAATATTGGCCATAGGTGCCACAAACGCCACATCAGGACGACTACTTTATTGTGGAATAGGAAATACGTGGGGAAACATAAGAATTAATTTTGGCTACTATAACGGAAGTAGTTATGTCGACTATACATCAAACTCCTTAACAATAAATACTGGCACATGGTACCATATAGCCGTTGTAAGATACAACGGCTATATTTATATATATCAGAATGGCGCTAGTGTGTACACGGCTACAACTTGTTCTACAGACTTTGAACCAACCGATCCTCTATTTGTTGGTTGCAGGCAAACAAGTTCTGGTTCCAGAGTTGAATATCTTAATGGGTATGTCGATGAACTAAGAGTATCAAAAGGAATAGCTAGATGGACCAATGCGTTTACTCCAGATGCGGCCTCCTATCCCATTGATTCAGGTAGTGCCGCAGTAAATATAGTTACCAGTGAGGCCACAATAAAAACAGAGGGCGCTTACTCCATAAAAGTTGTAGCCCCAATTACTGCCTCTCTTAATTCAACCTTAACAAAGACATTCACTACAACTCACGACCTTACTGGAGTAAAGAGGATTCAGTTTGATGTCCAAGCTTATAGAATAGGTTCAAACTTTTCTGTGAGTATAATAGATGATGTGAGTAACTGTACCACAACCATTACACCAAATATTACGACGGTTAATACATTTCAAACTGTATCGTGGGATATCTCAGGAGTAGCCGATGTGAACAAAGCTGTAATAGATAGAGTAATAATTACTATCCTGAACGCCGATGTGGCTAATACAATCTATCTTGATAATTTTGTTATTTCCCAGTCGACAGATGTGTTCGGTATAGTAAACTAGTCTATTGCCAACGCGGTGAAAGTCTTATCGCAGCGATCGGGGTGGTATGACGGATCCTTGTAATTATGGTAGTGAAATAAAGCAGACCCGCGACAAGGTGGACTCTATTTACGATGCCGTCGTGGGAACTCCTAAGTATGTAGGGATTGTACCACGGCTTGAAAATCTTGAGAGAGCGCACAAAAGAATCAGCGCTATGATGGGATGGGTACTATCAGCTTCCGGTACGGCTTTCCTGGGAGCGTTTTTCTTGTGGATATTTAAAATACGCCTTTAGGAGATAGCAATGAACCCCAATGCCATAGCAAACATCCAGTCCCGACTCGCCGTTGAAGAGGGAATTGAGTACAAGAGTTATTGGGATACGGCGACCCCTCCCAACCTGACAGGCGGCGAAGGACATCTCATGTCTCCTGCCGAATGCCTCCAATACCCCGAGGGGTCCGCTATCCCTGTTGCTGTTGTGCAGGGATGGATCACAAGAGACTTCCAGAACGCCTGTGACGGCGTGACCTCCATGTTCCGGCATACATTCGGGGTTAATTTTTATACGTTTCCCGATTCGGTACAGGAAGCGCTCGTTGATCTATATTTCAATATGGGAAATCGTCTGGCGGGTTTCGCGAATACCATTCGCCTCCTGGTCGCGGGAGAATATGACCAGGCGGCGGACCATTTGCTTCAAAATGCCAAGTGGGCGAATACGGTGAAACAAACCAGGGCGAACGCAATAGCCAACCTTATACGACAGGGCGGTCAACACGCCCAGGGGGTAACATGACAACAGCGGTAGGAACCATCAAGTCGGTACAGTATTCGAGCAAGTACGGAGCCTTCGCGAACTACGCGCTTTGCAAAACCCATGTCCTTCAGAATATGAAGGTCGGGGAGACCGTGGAAATCGATGAGATCACCACAAAAATTGTGGCTATTCTGTCGCCGAATGCTAATCAGGTAGGTACGACGGAGGATCCTTCCGTTGTGCTGGCCACCACATAATTTTACACCCTGCAAGGAGAACTCTTATGATCCTCTATCTCATTATTTTTGCCGTTGGAGTTATTGCCGGTCTCGAAGTCGAGCGTATCGCTGCAAAGGACCTTACCCTCCTCAAGAGTGATATCAAGACCCTTGAGACAAAGATCATTCTGGTCGATGGTAAGGTCGATGCCCGGATCGCAAAGGATGTGCAGACTATTGAATCAACCGTAAAGAGCCTGTAGTGAACTGGTTGAAAAAATTTTTCCACGACCCTGCGGGTGAGCCGTCGATGATGCGGCTCATGCTCTGTCTGGCGTTCGGAGTTATTCTCGGGATATGGGTATTCAAGAACGTCCAGGCCCCGCAGGGCCTGTTTATCGACCTCGCTCCCAATGCAAAAGAGACCTTGTGGGGGGTGTTGTTTGGTAAGGTGCTGCAATCGGGAACGGAACATCCCGGAGGAATCGGCGGACTGATTGGGTCGATCAAAGATTCTTTTGCGGCAAAAGGGGTTAAAGGTGAGTAAGTTCTTCATGATTATCTTTATCTCTTGCGGGGTGGTGATCGGCATGCTGGCATGGGAAGCGAATCACCCCCATACGGTAACGGCTCCCGTTATAAAGCCGGGGAGAATTGATTCCTCACAGGTAATAACTCCTATTGCTCCCACAATCAGACGTGGAGACTCTATTAAGATACGGGATTCCGTCGTTCTTCGGTTTCATGATACTACGGTATGGAGGTTCAGGGATTCTGTCGGCGTCCGGGAATCCACCATCGTTCACAATAAAGACACCATAAGAGATACCTCGTTTCATTTTTATGGTATCGGCGGGAGAGATGAAAGAGGTGACTCCGCCTACATCGAAATGGGTAGCTCTTTGTTTCCGGCAACCAGGCCCGCAGACCTTGTTTACAATTTTGCGTTCTACCCCGCTCCCGATACTATAAAGAAATACCGGCAGACCGACACCCTGGTGCGGACAATTCATTCAGGATGGGGATGGGCGATTACCGGAGGGTTGAACTATGGCTACCGTCCCGATGTCAGCAAAGCCAACGCTCAAATAGGTGTTCAAATAGGTTATGGTTATCAGTTTTCAAAATAGGAAACCCTTATGAAAATTCACTTTGTATCCTTCTACGGTGTAGATTTTGACATGGACCTCCTGCCGTATTGGTGCCATTGGTATAGAGATCGAAAATTCGACTCGTACACCGTTTTCCTGCATCGCTATCCGGACAAGGTTTTAGAATACGATATAGAGGCATTCAGGCTTCACGGTTTCGATGTTCGTATTGCTCCGTGTAAGCCTTATACAGACGGTCATCTCCAGAAAACCATCCTGTCGCCGTTTGCGTCTTCCCTGCCGCAGGAAGACTTCCTGGTGGTCGCCGACGCCGATGAATTTCAATGCTCACCGGAAAGCATTCTACCGATTAATTACCGGAAGGCGTTGAAAGAGTACGATATGCTGTTCGGCGGGCTTTGTGATTTTTACGGAAACAGCCTTGAAGAATGCCTCACCGATCCGTTCCTTCAGTATCCTCACATGGAGCCGAACGAAGGTGCCCTCCAGTCCTCCTTTACTCCGCCGTGGATGCCAGGCGCGGACGCCCAGGCATTACCGGGATGTCTTACGTGGAGCATGAAGAAAGACAACCCCTGGCCTGCTACACGGCGCACGAAAATACTTGCTGCACGGTGCGGAGCCGGAGTGGACTTCAGCGGCAGTCACGGTACGCTCGAAGGGTCTACAAATATAAAGGTAGACTTCGGGTATCGGGTCGCTCATTTTCCGTGGAGAGCGTCGGTTACGAAGAAGATGCTTGCAAAATCCTACTACGATACCGCACTATGTGGACGTGTCGGTGCAGGAAATGAGGAAACCCTTCGAGAACGCGAAAGACTTCTTCGAGAAATAAACTCCGTACCCATAGGGAGAATGGTATGAGTAGACTGTCAAGTGCAAGTCAGCTGTCGGCGGATGAACAGCAAACCCTCGCTGATCTCGCCGCAAGTATCGGAACGGATACTCCATCCCTGGCGGCAATCATGGCCCAGGAGTCTTCTTTTGATCCGGTTGCGATGAATGATTCAGGACACGGGGGACTGATACAGATAAGTAATGCCAATGCCGCCGCTCTTGGGTACGGGTCGTCTCAAAATATTATCGACACGTATTCCGATAGAATATCACAAATGCAAGGTCCGGTCCTCTCATATTTCAGCTACCAGATAAAGCACTTCGGACCTATAAACAGTTTCCAGGATTTATGCATGGCTGTCTACAGCCCGGCGCAGATCGGAAAAACGAGTATTCCAGCGGATTGCCAAACCTACGTCGGTCAGATACAACCGCATCTTTCCGACACGTCGGCAGTATCATGGCCGGTATCGGGGGGCAGTCTTCCGGACCCAGGTACGGCGTCCGGCAGTCATCTCACGGATATCCTTATCATAATAGGTGCGCTGGCCTCTGCCGGTGGACTATTTTTCTTTTTAAACAGGCCGAAGAAAAGAGTGTAGTATGTCTAATAGTTTTCGCGGTGACTTTACCATGCCCGGCGTAACATACGCAAATTCTTCAATGGCAAGCTCAGTCGTACCTAATTACGCAGCGAACGCAAGCGCGGAACCGGCAAATGCGAGCTTCACCATGCCGGGAATTTCGTACCCCGCAACTACGTCAAGCTCCTCCAATTATTCGGCAAACGGCGGGTTTGTATACGATCCGGACGTCGATGTACCCCCGAGTCACACTATCTATATCATCGGCGGGGCGGTCCTCATTGCGGCGGTAGGGGCGTATTTCCTTCTACGGAAAAAGAAGAGGAGTTAATTATGTCAAATGCTTTTCGTGGAGAC